CCAGTGCCGCCGGCGGCAGGCTCGCCATTCTGGCCGATGTTCGGACACTGACCATTTTCTGAAACTTTTCAACAAGGAGACCTGCCATGCCCAAGGCCGCCAGCACCGAAGTGCTTGATGGAAGCCTCAATGTCATTCGCCAGGCGACACGCATGGTGGCGCTTGCCGCCGAGCCGGCGAACTTTGCCGCCGCCAACACCGGCAAGCTGGCCGAGGCGACGCTGACCACTGCCGATTTCACCCTTGCCCCGGGCGATGTGTCGGGCCGCAAGATCACCGTGGCCGCCAAGAGCGGGCTTTCGGTTCTGGCCACCGGAACCGCCAATCATGTCGCGCTGCTCGATTCCACCACGTCGCGGCTGCTCTATGTGACGACCTGCCCAAACCAGGCGCTGGCATCCGGCGGCGTCGTGACCATCGCGCCGTGGAGCATCGAGATCGCCGCGCCGGTCTGATGGCCGGCGCATGCCGATGGTGAGGCCAATTTCAGAAAGGATTTGCCGGTGACGATCTTCGTCAAGGATCCGGGGGCCGTGGTCGATTATGCCGTGGCGTGGAGCAGTGGTTATCTGTCCGGCACGGAAATAACCGATTCAGCGTGGTCGGTTACGCCGGCAGAGCCCGGCGGCATTGTCGTGCCGGCGAGCCGCATCGCCCCCGGTGAGACCATCGCGACGCTGTCGGGGGGGCGGACGGGGCAGCTTTACCGCGTGTCGAATCGCATCCGGCTCTCCGACGGCCGCAACGACGAGCGAACCCTGGTGGTGCGCGTGGAGGAACGATGATGGTGGAAGAACTGGCCCTGATGGCGCCGGAGCCCGGCATTGCGCCGATCAGCCTTTCTGAGTGCAAGGCCTATCTGCGGATCGGCCATGATGACGATGATGCCGTGATCGCCGGGTTCATCCGCACCGCCATCGCACTGTGCGAGGCGTTCACCGGGCAGTGGCTGATCAGGCGCGATGGCGAGGCGCGGTTGGCGGCCGACGGCAATTGGCAGCGGCTGCCGGCGCTGCCGGTCAATGCCATCACCGAGGTGCGGGATGCGCTGGGGGTGCTGCCGGCGGCGCACTATGAAGTCGATATCGATGCGGCCGGCTGCGGCTGGGTCTGTGCCAGCGCCCGTGGTGCGGCTTCGGCTGTTGCCGTGCGCTTCAGGGCCGGGCTGGCGCCGGATTGGAATGGCCTGCCGGAGCCGTTGCGGCAGGGGATGATCCGGCTGGTGGCGCATCTCTACGCGCACCGCGATGCCGCCGATGCCGGGCCGCCGCCGACGGCGGTGGCGGCGCTGTGGCGGCCCTGGCGCCGCATGCGGCTCGGTTAGGGGAGCAGCAATCATGGCGGAGGAATTTGCCGGCACGCTCAGCGAGCGTGTCGCGATCGAGGCGTGGGTGCCGGGGCGCGATGCCTATGGCGCCGACGCCGGGTACTGGCAGGGGCGCGGAGCTGCGGCGGCGGCCGTGGTGCCCGATGCGCGCGGGCCGGCGGTGGCGGGCGAGGCGCGCCGGTCCGGCCGACGCTGGCGCGTTGGTTTGAGAGTGCCGCCGATGCTCGACCTGCTGTCGCGGCTGGTCTGGCAGGGCCGTGTGCTGAAGGTGCTGGCGGTCGAAACCGACCCGCGTCACCCCGAACGGCAGACTTTGGTCTGCGAGGAGCAGGTGCCATGAGCGGCAGCAACAGCCTGGCGTCACGGTTGAATGCAATCGCCGCAGCCACTGCCGAATCCGCCCGCCAGCGTGCCGCCGCAGCGCTGGCAGCCCGGGCCGCGGCGGAATTTGCCGACAGCGACGTCGGCGTTGGCATCGGGGACGATGGCGATGTGCGCCTGCGGGGCCGCGGCCTGCTGGTTCGCGCCTTTGGCAACCGCAAGCGCGCCTCTGATCCGCGCTTTGCCGGGCTGCTGGCCACTCTCGCGCGGGGAGAGCGGACATGAGCGCAAGTCTTGCGGTGCAAAAGCTGGTGGTGGCGGCCCTGTCGGCCATCCCCGGTATCGGCGGGGTCTATGACGGGCCGCCGCCCGACGCCGTGGCGCCCTATCTCGTCATCGGTGCCGATATCGTCAGCGACTGGAGCACCAAGACCGAGACCGGTCATGAGCATCGCCTGTCGGTCAATGCCTGGGACGCGGGACCGGGCAGCGCCGGCGCCAAGCGCCTGATCGGCGCGGTGGAGGATTTGCTGTCGGGCCTGTCCGGCAGCGCCGACGAACACAGCATCGTGTCGGTGCGGCTCCTGCGCAGCTTCGTGCTGACCGACCCCGAAGGCTGGAGCCAAGGCGTCGCCGAATTCCGGATCCGCAGCCTTGCAGGCTGAAAGATCGATTTAACCGAAAGGGACCATCATGCCGATCGAAAAGGGCAGCGCCTTCCTGTTGAAGGTGGGCAATGGCGCGGTGCCGCTGGCGTTCAGCACCGTCGCCGGGCTGCGCACCACCCAGATGAGCGTCAATGCCGAAACCGTGGTGGTGACCAACCAGGGCTCGGGCGGCTGGCGCGAGCTGCTGTCGGGCGCCGGCGTGCGCTCGGTGTCGCTGAGCGGTGCGGGCGTGTTCACCGGCTCGGTGGCCGAAACGCGCATCAAGGCCAATGCGCTGTCGGGTGCCGTCGACGATTACCAGGTCAGCTTTGAAAGCGGCGAGACCATGACCGGGCGCTTCCTGATCACCCGGCTGGATTATGCCGGCGATTTCAATGGGGAGCGCACCTATACGCTGGCGCTGGAAAGCTCCGGCCCCGTGGTGGCGGCATGAGTGGTGCCAACGCGGCGCGCGGCGAGGCCGGGCTGGAGGTGGGCGGCCAGACCCTGCTGCTGCGGCCGAGCTTTGCGGCGCTGGTGGCGGCTGAGGCTGAACTGGGGCCGCTGTTCGCTCTGGTCGAACGGGCGGCTGCCGGCCAGCTGAAGCTGTCCGAGATGGCCGCGCTGTTCTGGCATTGCCTTGATGGCGCACCGGCCGAGCTGACGCGCGAGAATTTCTCCGAATTGCTGGTCACCGGCGGGCTCGCCGGTGTGACGCCGGCGCTGCGCGTGCTGCTCGGCCAGGTGCTGGCCGGGCGATGAGGTTCGAAGCGGCGGCCCGCCGGGCGGCGCGGGTGGCGGCGGTGACGCTGGGCTGGCGCCCCGATGACTTCTGGGCCGCGACGCCGGCCGATCTGCGCACCGCGCTGGGTCTGGATGACGCGGGCGATGATGCGCCGGTGACCGCCGATGTGCTGGCCCGCTTGATGGAAGGATGCCCCGATGACCGGTGACGAAACCGATCTCGATACGCTGGTGGTGCGGGTGCGTGCCGACACCAGCGGCTTCATGGCCGGCGTCAGCGAGATGCGCCGCGAGCTTGATGGCCCGCTGGCCGCCGGCGCCGAGCGCGCGGGCGGCAGCATCGAGCGGGCGCTGGCGCGGGCGGCGGTGAGCGGCAAGTTCGGGTTCGAGGATCTGCGCCGCGTCGCGCTGACGGCGCTTTCGGACATTGCGACGAGCGCCTTGCGCAGCGATCTGGGGTCGCTGTTCGGCGGAGGTAGCGGCGGCCTCGTCGGCAGCATCGCCGGGCTGATCGGCGGGGTGCCCGGCCGGGCCATCGGCGGGCCGGTGACGGGCGGCAAGCCCTATCTGGTCGGTGAGCGCGGGCCCGAACTGTTCGTGCCGACCGGGCAGGGTCGCATCGAACTGCCGGGGGCGGCGGGGCGTGGGCCGGTCAACATCACCGTCAATGTTGCTGCCGGCCGCGAGGGCGCGCCGGCAGTGATGCAGCAGACCGGCGCACAGGTGGCGCGCGCCGTTGTCCGGGCGCTGGCGAGGGCCGAGGCATGATGAAATACTGGCTTGCCGAGCCGATGAGCGGGCGGACCCGCTGGGTGAAGCGCTTCGACCCGCGTTACTGGACCGTCGATTTCCCGCGGCCGATGATGGGCGCGGTGACGACCGCCGGCGATGACGGGCTGATCGTTGACCTGGCGTTCCTCAGCGCCGGCGATCTTGCCGGGCTGATCTGGGAATCGGCCGACCGCTGGAGCCATCCGCTGCTGGCGCTGGAAACGGCGCGGGATTACCGGGGCACGACGCTCAGCTTTCGCTGGCAGTCGGACGCCGGGGTGCTGCCGCTCGATGCCGTCAATGGCCCGGTGCTGACCATCGAGGGGCGGGATGCCGGGGGCGCACCGCGCAGCTGGTATGTGCGGCTGTGGAATTATGCCGTAGGCAGCGCCACCGACGCTTTGGTGACGCTGGATTTCGACCAGCTGGACGGCGGCTTCATGCTGCCCGCCGAGGCTGATCCGGTGTGGGCGGCCGACATCGACCGCATGTTCATTTCATTGGTGCCGCCAGGTTCTGATGCAGCGGGTGGTCCGCTGCCTGTCGGGATCGCGGCGCGGGTGCGGCTGAGCGACATCCGCTGCGACGGCCCGGGCTCGATGCTGAAGGCCGGGGACGGATTCATCCCGCCCCATGGCCTGCGCATCGCCGGCGGTTATGACGACAGCTACAACCAGACGCCGGAACGGCTGGTCGAGGCCATGTACGCGCTCGGCTATCGGGGCGCGCTGGTTCATTATGTCGGCATGAGCCACTTCCCGCAGCTGCGCTGGGACGCGGTGACCGGGGCCTATCTCGCCGATCCTGTGGTGCCGATCTGCGGACCGGCGCTGGCCTGGCATGCGGATTTCCTGGCGCGTGCCAGGGCGCTCGAGTTCGAGCCGATCCTGTCGCTGTCGTTCGAGCTGCTGGAGCAGAACTGCCCTCTGAGCTGGGCGCAGCTGCGCAGCGACGGCAGCCGGGGTGCCACTGGCTACATCCCGCCGTCGTCGCTGCTGTCGCCGGCCTCGGCCGAGGCGATGGCATGGCTGCAACTGGTGGCGGTCGCCTTTGTCGGCCTGGCTGTCGAGGCCGGCCTGCCGCCGCGCTTTCAGATCGGTGAGCCCTGGTGGTGGATCGGACCGGACTGGCGGCCGAGCCTTTATGACCCGGCGACGACTGCACTGTATCTTGCCGAGACGGGCCAGACGGCGCCGCTGATCAGCGACATCCGGCTGGTGGCGACCGCGGCCGAGCGGAACTGGCTGGACTGGTGCGGGGCGCTGCTGGGGCAAGCGACGCTCGACCTGCGCGATGCGGTGCGAGCGGCTTATCCGGCCACCGAGATACTGCTGCTCTTCTATGCGCCGCAGGTGCTCGAAGCCGCGGCGCCCGAGGCCATTCGCGCCAACATGCCGCTGCAATGGGCCTGGCCGGCCTTCGATGTGCTGCAGCTTGAGGACTATGATTTCGTGACGCGCGGCGATGCCGGCGGGCAGGCCCGGGCGCGGCAGGTGACCATCGAACGTCTCGGCTATGCGATTGCCGACCAGCATTATTTCTCGGGCTTTGCAGTGGCCGCGCAGGATTGGCCGCTGATCGCCGAAGCGGCGGAAGCGGCACGGGCGCGCGGTGTCCCCGACACGTTCATCTGGGCCTGGCCGCAGGTCGCCCGCGACGGCTTTGCCGCCTTTGATCTGCCGGCCGATGAGGAGGGTGAAGTGACCAGCTTTCACGACGTGCTGTTCCCGCTGGAGCTTGGCTATGGAGCCGCCGGCGGGCCGGAGTTTTCGACCCAGGTCGTCGTCACCGGGTCTGGCCATGAGCAGCGCAACAGCGAATGGAGCGATGCCCGACTGTCCTATGATGCCGGGGTGGGGGTGCGGTCGGAGGCGGATCTGTCGACGCTGATCGCGTTTTTCCGGGCCCGCCGCGGCCAAGCCTGCGGCTTTCGCTTCTCGGATCCACTTGACCGCATGTCTTCGGCATCCGGAACCGCCATCAGCGCGACCGACCAATCGCTGGGGCGCGGCGACGGCGGCCGCACGCGCTTTTCGTTGGTCAAGCATTATGGCGAGGGCGAGGATCGTCAGACCCGGCGCATCACCCGGCCGGTTGCCGGCAGCGTCGTCGTGGCCGTCGACGGCGCGCCAAGGGCAGGCGGTTGGCAACTCGCCAACGGTGGCCACATCGATTTCGATGTGGCGCCTGTGAGCGGCGCCGACGTCAGCGCCGGCTATGCCTTCGACGTACCGGTGCGCTTTGCCGCCGATCGCATCGATGTGTCGCTGGCCGGCTGGCGGGCCGGCGAGCTGCCTTCCGTGCCGCTCATCGAAATCCGGGAGGGTTGAGCCTGTGCCGGAGAATTCGTCACTTGGGGCCGCTCTGACGGCAGAGTTGACCTTTCTGGCGCTGTGCTGGCGCATCGTGCGGCGGGATGGCTGTGCGCTCGGCTTCACGACCCATGACCGGCCGCTGCTGATCGCTGGCCTGCGCTATGAAAGTGCGCCGGGCATGGCGCCGTCGGCCGTGGTCAGCACCGACGGACTGGATGTCGACACCATGGATGTGGCGGGGGCGCTGTCATCGGGTTCGATCAATGCCGCCGACCTGCTGGACGGTCGCTTCGACAATGCCGCCGTGACGCTGTTCCTGGTCGACTGGCGCAGCCCGGACGCCGGACAGCAACCGTTGGCGGCCGGCACGATCGGCGCGGTGGAAGCCGGCTTTGGTGCGGACAGCGCCTTTACGGCCAGCTTGCGCGGCCCGACCGCATTGCTGGCAGCGCCGCGCGTTGAAACCTATTCGCCGGAATGCCGCGCGGAGCTAGGTGATTGGCGCTGCCGTGTGCCGATGCGCGGTCGCCGCCTGCGCGGCCGCATTGTGGCGGCAGAGGCCGATCGCATACGGGTCGAAGGGATCGATGCCGGCGCTGCGCAGCTTTACAGCCATGGGGGCTTGCGGGTGCTTTCGGGTGCCTCGGCCGGTCTTGACCGGCGCGTCGTTGGCAGCGACGCCGACTGGCTGAGCCTTGATTCGCCGATTGCGCTGGCACCGGCCGATATCGTCACCCTGGTCGAGGGCTGCGACAAGCGCTTTGGCACCTGTGTCGGGCGGTTCGGCAATGGCGCCAATTTTCGCGGTGAACCGCATGTGCCGGGCAATGATCTGCTGACGCGGTTCGGCGGTCTGTGATGGCGGCGCTGCCTGGCACACCGCCGCGGGAGGCGATCGTGGCCGCAGCCCGCAACGCCATCGGCACCCGGTTCCGCCCGCAGGGCCGCAATCCCGGCGTGGCGCTTGATTGCGTCGGGCTGGCGCTCGAGGCCGGCAAGGCGGCAGGCGTCGTGGTGGAACCGGTTCCGGCCTATGCCATCAACGGCGATCATGGCGCGCGGCTCGATCAGGCCTTGCGGGCGATGGGCTGCGAGCCTGTCACGGACGCGCGGCCGGCTGACCTGCTTGTCGTGGCACCGACGCCGCGCCAGCGACACCTCGCCGTGGTCGCGCCGGGAGGCGTGATCCATGCCCATGCCGGGCTCGGCAGAGTTGTCGAAGGGCCGCTTGATCCGTGCTGGAGAATACTCGGCATTTGGCGCTTCCCCGGAGTGTGAGGAACCATGGCAACAATCATCCTGGGAACAGCCGGACGGCTGATCGGCGGGCCGATCGGCGGCATCATCGGTACCACCCTCGGCGGCGTCATCGATTCCAGCCTGTTCGCCAGCGAACGAGGCAGCGGACGGCAGTCCAACCTCGCCGTGCAGAGCGCCGCTTACGGCGAACCCATTGCCGTTGTGAGCGGGCGCCTGCGCGTCGCCGGCAACCTGTTGTGGAGCAGTGGCATCACGGAATCTGCCGGTGGCGGCGGCAAAGGCAGCGGTTCCACGTACAGCTACTCGTCCTCTTTCGCGGTTGGGCTGTCAGGGCGGGCCATCGCCGGCGTTGGGCGCATATGGGCCGATGGCAAGCTGATCAGGGATGCAGCCGGGCAGTTTGTCTCGCCGATCACCATGCGTGTGTATCCGGGTGATGAGGCGCAGGCGCCAGACCCGCTGATCGCGGCTTTTGAAGGCAGCGGCGGCGCACCCGCCTATCGCGGTATCGCCTATGCCGTGTTCGAGGACATGCCGCTTGCCGACTATGGCAATCGCATTCCCAACCTGACCTTTGAAGTGTTGGCCGACGATGGCAGCAACGTCGATGCCGGGGTAGCGATCGGCGCCGTTGCGACGATCGAAGGGCGGCAAGCCGTCACGTTGGCGGGTCGCTTTCCGGCCATGACGGGGCATTTCGCCGGTCAAAGCGGTACGGTCGCCGACGCGCTCGGGCCGTTGCTCGGTTTGGCGGGGGCCTCCATCGTTCCCGGGCCTGTAATGACAGTGAGGGGCGTTGGCTGTACGCCGCGCGCGCTGACGGCTGAAGACTGCCATGCGCGCCTACCGCGGGCGGAAGCGCGCCGGGACCGGCGCAAGCTGCTGGGCAATGAACGGCGGGTCGGCGCGGTTGAAGTGTCCTTTTATGATACCAGCCGCGACTATCAGCCCGGCGTGCAGCGGGTGCGGCGTGACCCGGCTGGCACGGTTGAACAGCAGGGTTTTGCCGTTGCGATGTCGCCCGACGAGGCAAAGGCCCTGGCGGCGAGGCTGTTGGCACGCCGCGAGGCCGCGCGCTGGCAGCTTGAGGTGCGTCTGCCGTGGCGGCATGTGGACGTGCGGCCAGGCGAAAGTGTGACACTGGAGGATCAGCCGGGGATCTGGCGGGTCAGGCAGGTTCGCTTCGAATCATTTGTCGTCCATCTCGATTTGCAGCGCGAGGCGTCCGATGTGGCGGCAATTTCGGCCAGCGATGGGGGACGGGCCGTCAGCTTCGAGGACCAGCCGGCGGGAGAGACGGCGCTTGCCGTGCTCGATCTTCCAGCCTTGCCGGGTGATCCGTCGTCGACACCGCGGCTGTGGATGGCAGCTGCCGGCGGCGGGCCTGGTTGGCGCCGCGCGCCGATTGAGG